AGTATTAAGAAGTTCATCTGCCTGTCTTCACAATACTCACGCGCAGCGGACCACTTTGCGTAGTTCTTTGCGTATGTCAGAGCAGCATTACGATAGGCAGCAGTTTTTTTGTTTTTGTCATTCGGGGGTGTAGTTTGTTTCTTGGGTTTAATCTCAATAATATATTTGGTGATAGCACCAGTCTTTTCACGAACCTTGATATAAAAGTCTGGAAAGTATCTCCTCACTCTACCATCGGGAGCACGATAGGGAATGATTACCTCTTCGCTCCCCCACTCTATTATTGAGGGGTTGTTATCACAGAACACCATGAACTTTCGTTCCCATAACGATCTATAGATAACACGAGTTGGATTACCACGATACTTGCCAGGATTGATGGGTTTATACAATCCAGAGTATGCCATAAATATAGGAGGACCAACATAGGTATTTAGTGTGTCTATCAACAGCTTTCTAGCAAATATGTCAGGAAAAGGCGGTATGTCTTTTTCTAACAACTTTATTGTAAAGTTTGAAGGAGTTCCATCGGAAGTCAAACAACCTTCAGACGAATTCATGGAGTTCTTTTGTGATGAAGCACAACTACCTAATGTAAATACTGCTACGGGTCAGCAGGTTGGTTTATATACTGGTATGTCAGCAATTGATTACCCAGTATCGAGAGTTTATACAGAAATTCAACTTGGTTTTATGTTAGATGCTGATCTAACAATTCTCAAGTTTTTAAATCAATGGCATTCTTTTATTTTTGGTGAAAATTCTGGTTCTACACTACAAGAAAATAGAACAACTAGAGTTAGATATAGAAGTCAGTATGCTGGAACGATTAAAATTATAAAATCTGAACTTGGACCTAACTCAACAACAGAAAGGCAACCAATTACCTATGTTCTAGAGCAAGCATATCCTTATGCTATTGATGCTATTCCATTGCAATTTGGTTCTTCTCAGATCACAAAGGTGACAGCACAATTCAAGTATCAGAGACACTATACGATTGATAAAAATATTACTGGTGTCAAAGGCACTGTTACTGGAATGGATAATGGTTATGATAAAGAAAAAGTAAATGTTGCAACTGGAGAGATGAGTAAGACAACTAAAGAACCAATTAACTGGGATCCTAAAGTTGCTGCTGGTGGTGGAAAGAAACTGCCAATTGGTATCGAACAGGTAAATCAAGGCATAGCGTAGCAAAATTGACTTTTCAATTCCATGAAATGGGGAAAATTTTTTCCGCTAATTTTTGGTTCTAAAAGTCGCGCTAAATATACATATGATCTGATCTAAGCATAATGGCATTACCACAAGTTGTCCTTCCAACGTATGAGTTGGAAATTCCTTCATCGGGCAAAACAATCAAATATCGTCCATTTGTCGTAAAAGAGGAAAAACTACTTTTACTAGCATTAGAGACAGAAGACGAAAAACAGATTGAGAGTGCTGTAAAAACTCTATTAAAAGGTTGTATTCAATCTCGTGTAAAACTCGAAGATTTGGCAATTTTCGATTTGGAGTATATTTTCCTCCAAATTCGTTCCGTGTCAGTTGGCGAAATTGTAGAATTGATGATAACCTGTCAAGATGATGGGGAAACAAAAGTTAAGTATAATCTGAATTTGTCTGAAGTTCAGGTATCGAAACCAGAGGGGCATTCTAACAAAATTATGCTTTCTGACGAAATGGGTATTATTATGAAATATCCATCATTTGATGCTTTTGTAAAATCTTCTATTATTGGATCGGTTCCTTCTGCTGATGGAGTTGTAGAAATTCTTGCTGGTTGTATTGATCAAATTTTTGATGGTGAAGACGTATATGACAGTTCTACAACATCAAAGAAAGAATTTATTGAATTCTTAGAAGGTCTTACAAATCAACAATTTGAGAAAATTCAGACTTTCTTCGAAACTGCTCCAAAGATGGAACATGAGATTGTTTTCAAAAATCCAAACACTGGAGTTGAGAATAAAATCGTTATCGCAGGTCTTGCAAATTTTTTCGGATAGCACTCTTCCATAACAATCTGGAAGGGTATTTCAAGACTAATTTTGCCTTGATGCAGCACCATAAATATAGCTTGAGTGAAATTGAAAATATGATGCCATGGGAAAGGCAGGTTTATACCAGTCTTCTAATGCAACATCTGGAACAAGTTAAACAACAAAACGAAGCAGCTGCTAGACAACGATAATGGCACACGGATACTTATCACCACAAGATATTAGAGGTAATGTTGATTACCTTGGGATGATTGGTAGTGCCATTGGGAGTAGAGTTAAAAAAGCGTCAGATATGGCGCGAGCAGAGCGTAAAAATGCTACAACACAACTAGGAAAGCAATTAAACTCTGAAGGTAAAAAAGGCACTCTTGCCGATAAGGGCATGGAGGGCAGAGGTTATTTCTTTAAGAGAGCCTTGGGATCCACTTTTGGTGGTGATAAGATTGCTAGAACTAGAGGAAGATTTGAAACAGATCCTCCAGGTGGTAGAGATCCTTCAAAAACACAAGCGGGAAGATTTAGAGCAGGATTTGATTATGGTCTTTCTGGACCGACTGCTATTCAAAGGACTGGCGGCGGTGATGATGGCGTTCAGGGAGTAAATGTTCAAGATTTAGGTCCTAGTGGAGGATCAGGTCCATCTGGTTCAGGCGGTGGCGGTCTTGCTAATGCATTTGGTGGAGCAGTAAAAGGGATTGGTGGTCTTTTAGCACCAGCAGCATCTGCAATCACACCAGAAGTTTTACCTCCAGTTCCAGCGGGATCTTTTGGCGGTGGTGGCGCTGCTGGTTCTCTTAATGCTCCTGCAATTGACACTACTGCAACTGAGATTAAAGATGTTGTATTAACACTCTCTAAAATCTCTGCATTAATTGCTCAGTCTGGTAATCAGACAACACAGGCAATTGCGGATTCTACTAGAACAACGCAACAAGGATTTATGTCCTTGGCGCAAATGCAGTTGTCGATCTCAAATAGAGAACTGGCACAGCAGAAACAACTTGCTGCAGCAGCACAGGATCAGCAAGAAAAAATGTTTGCTAGACAACTAGCAGCAGCTGAAGCAGCAAAAACTGGTCAGGGTGGAGATTATTCTGATGGTATTACGCCAGAAGCAGCAGGACAAGGACCATTAGGTCGTCTTGGTGGAATGTTTGGTGGTGCGATGGATCTTCTTGGTAATGGTTTAGATATGATTGGCGGTCGATATATGAACCGTGGACTTGATGTAAAACGACAGAAAGGTGCCAGAAGAAGATTAGCACGTAGACGCCTGGGCGGAATGCGTAGGGGTGCTGGTGGTCGTGGTATTGGTCGCGGAGCAAAAGGATTAACTGGCATGGGTGGAAAACTCATGCACAAAGGACTGCAGAAGACTGGTGTTAAGATTGCTGGTAAAGGTTTAGGAAAGGGACTTGCAAAAGGACTTGCAAAAGGAGCACTTAAGAAGATCCCTGGTGTTGGATTGATTGCTGGTCTTGGTTTTGGTATTGAAAGACTTATGAAGGGCGATCTGCTCGGTGCTGGTCTTGAGTTAGCATCTGGTGCAGCATCTACAGTTCCTGGTCTTGGAACTGCTGGATCTATTGGTATTGATGCTGCTCTCATGGCGAGAGATGCTGGTGTTACACCTTTCGCTACTGGTGGTATTGTTGAAGATGCAACACTTGGATTAGTTGGCGAAAAAGGTAGAGAAGGTGTATTCCCACTTGAGGGGGAGAAAGGAAGAAAAACCTTCCTGATGTTTGGTGAAGGTATCTTAGAAGCACAGAAAAAACGCAGATCTGACTATGCTGCACTTCAAGCATCTGGATTATCTCATTATTTTGAGAGGCAAGATGGTTGGAAAGGTTTCTTTGATTTCTTAGGAAAAATGAAGGACGCTGTTACTGGTCCTCTATCAGCACTAGCAAGCATGTTAGGTCTCGGTAGAGGCGGCGGCGGTGGCGGAGGCGGCGGCGGTCGTGGTGGAAGAGGAGGAAATTTAGACTTCTCTAAACTTGGCGGAGACACAGCAGAACAAAAAGCATGGTTGGCAACAATTAACGCCGTTGAAGCAGGAGGAAAAGATAGATATAACACTTTAGTTGGTGGTGAGGTTGTCCCAGAATTAACTGAGATGACCCTTAAAGAAGTTTATGACATGGCATATGGCAGTTCCATTGGACAAGGATTTTTACCAGAAAGACTTGGTGGTAGAAGAGTAAGATATGGAGCTGATTCTCATGCTGCTGGTGCATATCAATTCCACCCTGGTACTATGAAAGCAAATGCTGAGAGACTTGGACTTGATATGACTACAACTAAATTTACTCCACAAATTCAAGATAAATTAGCACTTGGTCATTTAATGAACCTCGGTGTGGATCCAAATAAAGCAATGACTTCTGCAACATTAGCAAAAGCAGGATCTACTGCTGGTTGGGAAGGTTTGAGTGTTTCTAAAGGGAAGATTACAGAAGCAGGTGCATTGAAGTTATACCAAGACATGCTTGCAAAAGCTAATAACGCACCTGCAACACCACCAGAAACACCAGATCTAGACACAACATCTACCACACCAACAAATTCTCAAAAGATCACGAGAAATTTTGGATTTAAGACTGGTCAAAGATTGTATTTTACACATGATGGCAGTTATTATCATGGATATAAAACCAAGAATGGGTGGGATATCTACAAAGGTATGATAAGGATGGAAACCAATGGGAAAAATCAAGAGCTAATTGATGCTCTAATTGACGCAGGTGAAGCACATCAATCTGCTAGAAAACCAAATCCAATTACTGCACCACCAGCGGCACCAGTTGATCCTGCTGCAGCACCTGCTGATATTTTAACTCCATCTGCAGTGAATGCAGCAGCTGATCAAAAATCTAAATTAAATCCAGTCTTTGTTCTTCAACCATCTACTCAAACATCTTCTGCTGGTGCTCAACCATCTCCTGTAGCTCCAGCAATGGCATTTAGTTCTTCTGGAACTAGTCTTTTGTCTCTACTAAGTTATACTACTAAGCAATAATGGAAAAATTTGCATCATTTACAGACTTTCAACTGAAGAGTGTTTTGATCTATCCGAATGATGGTAGAGACCCTGTTGCTATTACAAATCTTATCGGCACTTTTAATTACTTTGAAAGTATAACTGCTCCATTTGTTGCTGCAACTATGGAAGTAGTTGATAGTGGTGGATTGCTGCAAGGATTGCCAATTCAAGGATCTGAAAAGGTAGAAGTATCTGTTAAGACAAACTATTCGGAAGAAACCATTACTTACAGTTTTGTAATTTGGAAAGTTGCCAATAGATTTGCACAAAATCAGAAGCAAGCATATGGATTAGGATTGATTTCTCCAGAAGCACTTGAAAATGAAGTAATGCGTGTCAATAATAAACTTGAAGGCAATCCAGAGAGTATTATCAAAAAACTTCTTACTGAGACATTAAAAACAGCAAAAACTGTATACTCTGAAAGTTCAAAATTTGAAGTGAAACTTATTCCTAATAGAAGACGACCTTTTGATATTATTGCTTCTCTGGCAGTTAAAAGTGTCTCTCCTCAGGGAACGTACACATCGTCAACTACTAAGAAAGATAAAACTAAAACAGAAACTAAATCTGAAGGTTCTTCTGAAGCGAGTGTTAGTGGATCTGGTGGATTTTTCTTTTGGGAGACAAAGAGGGGATATAATTTCTTTGCAGTAGATTCTCTTTGTGCTGACGAAAATAGTCCTCTAAAATCTACAAAGTTGGATGTTGGAACTTGGGGTCCTTATGTTGAAAAGATGGGAAATCAAGATGATGGTGCAGACG